TTGCGTTCTCCCGTTTGTTATGCGTTTTCTAAGGCTGTCACCTTAGCTGATAATTCTTGTATCATTTTATACTGGGTCTAAAGCTATCCAATAAGCTGTTCCATTAATTTCAACAGCCGCATGAAGTCCGGTGCACCCACAATTAGACCCAAGTTGTTGAAACCCAAATATAAAAGGAGCACCAATTAATTGCATTTGATAAAGAGCTGTATCTGTCCATATAAGAACAGCGCCACGTGAACGTTTTGCTGTCTCTATTCTACTTCCTGCAGTCAATCGTTGTGAGCCTGCTGTATTAGTAGAAGTTGGGGTCCATGAATTAACATTCTCCTGATCAGACCACCTAATGAACATGTCATCCTGCGTGGAAGGAGTTCCGATGGTTGTTTCCGTTCCAAAACATATGACATGACGATCGGTTCCTGAAACCATTGTAAGTCTATTTGCCGTTGGAGCAAGAGCTACAGTTGTATTAGTGGCAACCGTAGAGGTTCCAGCAGATGTGTCCCAATAATAAAGTTTTCCGTTTTGTTGCTGGCAAAGAACATCCTCTCCCCAGTTGTCCAAGGTCCACTTTCCTGAATCCAGGAATACTGTATCAGCTCCACTAAGTCCTGCACGCGAAGTATCCCATGTGGATAATCCCCATGTTCCTGCACCCCAACCATACCCAATAACGGATATAGGAGGCTTTGTATTGATTTCATATTCTCCGTTAGCCGTGACACTCGACGCGCCAGTGCTTGTAGCTGTTCCCTTTGAAGTAATGATGTACTGGGACGTGGAAGTGATGGATTGAATTTCGAATTCTCCAGTAAGTTCAGCGGCTAAAATTCCATTTGCTGGTCCTGATACACTAGAAAGTGTAACAAAGTCTCCTTCAATGGCACCATGCCCTGCATCAGTAATGGTAACATTTGCTACAGTATCAATTGTTGTTATATCCGTAATGCTTCCTGCAGCCACACGAACGGGAGTAATGTCATACCATATTCCTATGGCATAAACATAAAGTTTCTTGTTTGTTCCGATGATTGTGTATTGGTCGCCATCTAGAGAGAACCAAGTTACGATTCCACGCGTGGCACCTACTAAGGCGTCACTGGTTACCTTCGCCCATCCTCCAATTTTCTCTGGAAGGCCATAGCGAAAGCGCATATTGTCGCCATCAAACCAACGCCCCTCGGCGCCATATTCTGTGTCTTGTTTATCTATTCCTGGTTGTATTTGAATCTTTGATAAAGGCATTTAAACTCCTATGTAGGATCATCGTAAATGCGTATCCATTTTTCAGTACCATTAATTTTAACCATAATGGCACCAAACTTTGCTGAAGCTTCTGCTGTTGAAGAAGAAATACTCGCTGCATCCGCTGTATCAGTGCTTCCTACAAAATCAATAAATGGTTGATCTGAATCTCCTTGGTCCAAGTTCAAAACTACCACGCTTCCTGTTGCGCTATTCTGATCAATTTCTACTTTTCCCTCCGGTGCCGAAACTCCCAATCCTACACGATCATTTCCAGCATCAAGATAAAGAAGATTGTTATCACCGTCTCCATAGAACTGTACATCCTTATCGGCGCCAGAACTATTATAGGTAAAAGTTCCACCATTAAATACTACATCTCCTGAAACAGTTAATGTATTCGCCGCAGCAATATTTCCTAGGTTAGCTGCAACATCAAACGCTGATGAACCATCACAGTAAATAATATATTTTGCACCTGTAACTGGAAGAGTTACCGCAGTACCTCCTGCTGGTCCAAAGGTTAAAGTATTTCCATCACGAGTTGTTGCGTCATGGATAAAGTACCATGTTTCAATAGCTTCGCATTCAAGGGCTCTTGTTCCTGTTAAGGTTCCTGTCAAGTTAAGGGCCACATTAGCTTGTTGGGATGAGCTCCCTGTTCCTCCACTCTCAGTAGTAAGTGCCTGTGTTCCATTTCCAGCAACGGAAAGAGAAACATATCCTTTTATAGCTTGCTCTATTTTTTGTAAATTTTCATTAGTAACTGTGCCCCATGTTCCAGAATTGGAACCTGTGGTCATAAGATCTAGATTTAATATTGTCGAATCCGCCATGTGTTCTCCTTAAGTTTTTGGTACCTCCGTCCATGTATTACTGACAGTGTTGTCAACTTTATTCCATACCGTTAGGTTCACTGTTCCTGCACTGAATGTCGCTTCTGATCCAGTAAGATTTACAACAGCCCCACCAGTGACAGTAGTACTTCCTATACTGAATGTAGCCTCACTTCCAGTAACTGGAACTCCAATTTCTATTATGACACTTCCAGTACTAAATGTTCCAGCTGATCCAGTAGGAGTTACAAGAGCTGTCCCAGTAACAGTTGGGTCCCCTATACTAAATGTTGCAGCACTTCCTGTTACGTCATAAACTGACTCAATAACAACCGACCCTACGCTGAAAGTTCCAGCAGACCCAGTAGGAGTTATATTAGCTGTTCCTGTAATTGTCAAGGATCCAATGGAGAAAGTAGCGGTACTACCACTAGGAATTACATAGGTGCTTTGGTTAGACCCAGCAAAAGCCATTTCAGCCCATCCAGTTTCCCCGAATGCAGTGTCATGGGTTTCTGAGCCTGGGTAAGGGGTAACAGTTCCTGCGCTAAATGTGGCAGATGCCCCTGTTGCCTCTACTCCTATTTCTATAATTACACTTCCTGTTGAAGCGGTAATGGCACTTCCTGAAGGCTGTCCTGTTACTCCAATATCAATGGTAATACTACTAACACTAGAGGTAATTGCTGATCCTGTAAGAGATACATTAGCATCTCCTAATGGGACTTCCGTTCCAATAGAGAACGTTCCAGCTGAACCGCTAGGTGTTACAAGAGCACCTGCTGTTAGAGTTAAACTTCCAGTAGAAAATGTAGCTGAAGATCCTGTAGCTGTGAAATATAAAGCTGGGTCACTTCCTGCAAAAGCATAAGCAGCAAAAGCCGATGCCCCGTAGGCAGCTGTATTAGCTACTTGACCCATTGTTGTCTCCCTTTAAATTAGTTGAAACTGTAAGGATATATTCACGATAGGATCCTCATTTTCATTCTGTGTTAAATGATGAGGAAGTTCTGAATTGAATATGATTAATTTTCCTTTTTCCATAGGTATTTTCCATTTACCATGCCGTCTCCGGCCTCCCTCGTACTCAAATATAATATACGATACTTTTTCCCCAATATCAACACAATATAAACAAGACATATCAGGGGATTTTTTAATATTATATTCGTCCAAATGGTGATGGGTATTAATGGAATCTCCTTTATTCTGTATAATAACGCTTCTTTCAAAAAGACTGAGGCTACGCTTATATTCCACAAAAAAATGATCTAAAATATATGAAAGCAGCCAATCTAAATGCTGATGATGACCTAAAGAATAATAATTATATTTATAATGAAATTCATCCTCGCTACGCCTATTTTTAAAGGCATAATTTTTTAAGGCATCGGACTTAAAAGCATCATTATCTAGGGTCAATATATTAGGAATCTTATCCCAAACAATAAATTGTTCAGTTAACTGCTTTTTATGCATTAGATCTATTTTTCCTTCTCTGCTGGTGCAGGAGCAAAAAAATTAGGAAGTCCTAGCATTGGTCTTCCATCAAATGCCTGTGGGTGTTTTTGATTTCCTTTTAGTATACGATAATGAAAAAATACTTGTGCACAATCTGTTCCTTCAAACATCTCTCTCCAATGTTCCAGATCGCATCCTCTATAAATGAGAATATCTCCTGGGCCAAGATCAGCTTTAATTCCTTTCTTTCCTAATTTTCCTGTAGGCTCTATATATAAATCCCATGGATCTCCCCCTAAATGCATAGTGCCAGAAATTTCACAGGATTTTCTATCTCTATGACGAAGTAATTTATCACCATATCTATAAATTCTTACATAAGAATAACTAGGAACTAAACGAAGACCTGTTATTTTCTCCATCGTTCCTTTAAGTCTAACCAATAATGTCTCCATGACTAAATCGGCATAATGGGCATAGGTATCAGTACCTGGAACTTGTTCGTCAGCCCATACGCCCCATGTCTGATCATAAGGAGAAAGAAAAGTACTATCCTTCAAATGTCGTGCGACAGTTCTTTTATTAGTAATATAAGAATGGCAAAATCCTGCCAAATCTTTTGTAATAGCATTTTTTACAATCTCATAGCTTTCTTTTTTAAAACTCATTTTTACTCCTTTATTAAATAAATGGATTTCCTAGATGCCAGCACACTAATGAATAACGCGTTCCCTTAGTAACAGGTGTAACTCTATGCCATACAAAAGACGGAAATACAATGATGGTACCTTTTTGCCTAAGTTCCCTAATAGATCGTGGGGAATTCTGTCCATCATTTTTATCCCTAAAATCCACCTGCAAATCCCCACCTTCATAATTACTCCCATCTACAAGAGAAAGAATAAGTGACAACTTTCTTGCTTTTCCATGATAGGAGGATTTTGGATCATTATAAGGTTTTTCCCATGAGTCACAATGCCAATCATAGAATTGATTCAATTTGTATTTGGTAAATTGACATGACTCACTCAAATCCCATTGAAAGTTCCATCCTGCATTTCTATTTGCCTCTCTAACATAAGGATGTATTTCATTAAAAATCCATGCTTGATCCATCCACACCACATTAGATTTTCTTTTTCTTTCTAATTCTTTTTTCTGTTTAGGGGTAAGATCATTAGGATCAGCATACCCACCTGTAGTAGCTGTTAATTCTTTCTGTTCTTCACCAAATTTTACAATCTCGTCGCAAAATCGGTCAGAAAGAGCACGTCTAAAAAACCAATAGTAATTTTCTAAATTCATTCATCATTCTCTTTTCTCCAGTTAATTAGTTAATTTAACCCACTCTTGAGTATTTTCATTCCAATCATATGCATCAGGAACTTTATTCTCATTATCGTATTCACTCGCCGAATGATACGTTAAAGGCCTAGGAGTAGGAGGGTCCCATACTCCAGTTGTTTCATTTAAGGTCCAACTAGGGAAAGATTGGGCATGATAAAACATATCCTTCGATTCATCCCAAATCATTCCTATAGACGCATAATTCTTTCTAAAAGGAGTTCCTCCATTTCTATGGACTCCCTCCCAAGTATCATAATCAGTCATGACCCATAAAGGCCACCCATGAAGACGTTCAAGGAATTGTTTCCCTACACTTTCATCTACAATACCATCAGCATTGTGGCAGTCTTCATCATTAACAGAATGAACTGCTATAACAGTTGAATTAATACCTAATTTTGCAAAATGTGCCATCTTGATTCCCTTATCATATTAAAATAAAAATTTCAAGAATTATTGAAACTTATACCGAACAATAACTAAACCTGGACCTGCAGCACCACCTGGCATAGCTTCGGTTCCACCGCCGCCACCGCCACCAGTGTTAGGAGTACCAGCCTCTCCTTGAAAATTAGGACTTGTTGGAGGAGTTGTTGTTCCACCTACACCTCCTTTTCCACCACCGCCATGAGCGGCATGAACAGAAGGACCGGGAACTACGGGTGGACCAGAACCTGATCCGCCACCACCCCTAGAAACGGGGCTCCCATTGATTGTTGAATAAACTCCATATCCGCCAGTTCTCGGATTAGCGCCAGTTGGATCATTATTTCCTCCACGGAAACCAGCACCACCTCCGCCGCCACCATGCGCCCCTGTAAAAGGAGTAGTAGGAGTGCCAGCAGATCCATCATTTCCTTGAGGAGGAGAAACAGGAGGACTGTTTCCAGTTCCTGCAGCTTGTGGATTTGTTGGGCCTGAATATGATCCATTCCCACCTCCACCAGAACCACCAGGCATTCCACCATAAGGTTCTCCTGCACCAGTTGCACCGGATCCTCCACCACCTCCAGTAGAAGTGATAGTTGAAAAAATTGAATCAGATCCTCTAGCTATACCATGACCAGGTCCACCTGTATTAGCAGCTGCACCATCACCAACGGTAATTGCATAACTTCCAGGAGAAGTACTGACAGCTAAACCACCAGTAGCAGGATTAGGATAAGATTCACGATAACCGCCACCTGCTCCACCTGCACCAGCTGCATTGCCACCGCCACCACCACCAGCAACTACTAGATAATCAACAGTAGTTCCTCCAATGGCATTACCAACGGCTGTTACTGTAAATGTACCATCACCTGTAAAAGTATGAACCTTATAATCTGTATCAACAGTCGTAATTGTTCCACCCGTAGCAGTAATATATGAAGGGCCTAAATCAGCCACATTCGATTCAACCATGTAAAGCCATCCTTTAGTAGCATCAACATAAGTCAATGTTACTGCTGCACGATCAGTTGCAACACTTGAATCAGAAGCAGCTCCTTGAATATTTTCTCCGTTTCTTCCAATAGTTAAAGCTTCAGTTCCAAAATCATCCCCATAATCTTTAAATACAACAGTATCACCAACACTAGGTGAAGCTGGAAGAGTTGCTGTAAATGTTCCTCCGGACGTATTACAGGCATAACCATTACCCGCAACAGCAGTAAATCCTGTAGTCTGAACGGCCTGCCAGTTAATTGTATTACTGTCGGGCAAATAATATTTAATATCTCTATAATCAGTCATTTAATCTCCCTAAATGCTTACATTGGATTGTTGAGTATATAACCATCCTTTAGTAGCATCAATATAAACTAAGGTTGCACTTGCCTTATTAGTAAATAATCCATTATCCGAAGCAACTCCTTGCATATTTGAACTATTTCTTCCAATAGTTAAAGGATTAGAGGCAAATGTTCCGGCATAGTCTTTAAGATGAACTGTATCTCCAACGCTTGGGCCAGCTGGAAGAGTTGCTGTAAATTCTCCAGAAGTTGTATTACATGGATAACCATTACCCGCAACAGCAGTAAATCCTGTAGTCTGAACGGCCTGCCATGCTATGGAAATGCTCTTTGCTAAATTATATTTTTCTTGTCTATAAAGAGTCATTATTTATTCCTTAATACCCAACCTTCATCAGCATCGTAATAAACCAAAGAAAAAGCAGCTCTATTAGTTGCTACTGTCATATCCGCCGAAGCCCCTTGTATCTTAAGTCCATTTCTTCCTATTGTTATATTATTTGTAGCCGCACTACCTGTACCATCAATTACTCTAATCTCATCTCCAATACTAGCTGAAGAAGGTAATGTAATTGTAACTACTGCCGCTGAACAATCAACAATAATGTTGTCTCCAGCCGTAGCTGTATAAGGGGAATCACTATTAGTTTTTTCTACCCATGTATCAGTAACTGAGGTCCATGACAAAACTCCAGCAGTTGTGGATGTTAAAGCTTGACCAGTTACAGTTGCAACACCAGCAGGCCAAGTAACTGTATATGTAACTGTAGTTCCTGCTGCTTGATGGGCAATATGTTCTCCACCAGTAGTATCTTGTAATCTTAGATCTCCTTGAGCAACAATATCTAATTGAGTTGCACTAGGGGAATCTATATTTCCATCAGCATTTTTAATTATAGCTTTGCTAGCCGGCAGAGTACAAAATATTTCTTTGGTTCCAGTAGTAAACGAAACCGCCGAATCACTATTAGAACTAGAGATTGGTGTTGTTCGTGTAATCGTTGAACTGTCGCCTGATAGAGTTCCTAACCCTACTTCCCATTCTGTAGGAGTATCAGTATTAACAATTGCATAATACGTTGTATTATCATTTCCAATACCAGCTAAAAATGTTTCAAACCCAGAAGTCGCACCAGCAAAGGTCATCGCCCCCGTTCCGTTTGTAGCCGAGGTCTCCTTTACACGGTCATTAATTACTAATGCCATTTAAGTTCCTTACGCTAATCTTAGAATAGCGTTTGATGCGTCTGCTGCTGGAAACTGTATGGTAAATGTACCAGCTGTTGATGTTTTATCGCCGCCAAAATCTAATACTACAACCGCTTTATCAGATGCAGAAGAGTTATAAATTAATGCTGCTCTTGCAGTGATTGTTGCAGTTGTCCATGATGAATCCGAAAAATCACAGCATGCAGTATCGGTACTTAATGCTGGAGTAACACTCGTTAGAGTATTTCCACCTGCAGTATAACCTGTACCTGTTACTTCATTGTCTGTTGAATCGTAAACAGTCGTTGATTTAGATAATGTTGCGGAGTTAGTAAACAGAGCAATTTTAAAAGTATTTCCTGTAGTCGCAGTAAAATTATGCGTTGCAGTTAATACTTGTGTTTTAAAACTGTTTGCTACAGCTTGCGTGATTGGCATATTATTGTCCTCCTTGTTGTGTCGAGCCACCCATTGGCTTAACTGACCCTAGTTGAGGTTGAAGCGATGGTCGTGGAATTCTTATTGCACCGTGCATATATTCATCACGTTTCGCTCTTCCCATTTGTTGCATAGCCACGGCCTGAACAGCCTGAGAATATGATTGTGTATAAGTTTGCAGTATCTCCATGGGACCTTTCAAAAATGTGAAAGCTTCCACAAGACAACCGTATAATAGCGCCTTTGGGGCGTTAAGACTTAACCAAGAAGTTGTAGTAGAACTCGATAAAGCCTGGTCTAGTTTACTCAATGCCAACTCAAAAGTCAAAGCCGAACTTGGAGTTGGAACAACATACATACTGTTGTAATCCCATTGTGTATAATATTTAGGAGTCCCTGTCAAGTTTCTGTTTGGCCAGTATTCATTCATAAATGAACGGTCTTTCTCCTCTAAAAATGTTCTATCCCCCGTAGTCGTAGCTGAAGCTGTATCGGCTACCACATTAACACTTCTGATGACAGAAAATGTAGATGGTGTAGGAGCCGTTCCTCCAGGAACAATTAAGAAAGGATTAGATGAAGTAAAAGTTGTATATTGATAAGCGTGAAAAGCTGGAATATCCAGCATTCTTAAAAGATCATTTTCAGTATGCTGAATAAAATCATCAGTAATGGTTGAAGTTAAAACATCCGTGCTAACTTCTGTATAGTCTAATATTTGTTGTGTTAATTGTGCGTATGTTGTCATTATGCAGTAATAGTAACTGGTCCTGCTGATACAGGATAGCCTCCTCCTTTAATTCCCCCAGTTGTAGCCGTAGAAGATCCAGTTGAAAAATAATACCAGTCATCAGAGTCATCACTAGACCCAGATACATATTTTCCTTTTGTAATTGTATACCCAGCAACAGCACAAAGGATAGCTCCCGTAATGCCATCTACTGGGGCGCAATCATTAAATACATCAGTTTCAGAGGATACAAAAGGAGTTCCTCTAAATCTAACTGTAGCACCCGTAGATCTTCCGTGATTAGGAGAAAAAACATTTATAACCTGAGAAGCTGCAGCATATGTTTCAAAAGGATCAACTGGTAATGAAATTAATGTAGCTGGCTCAATTCTAGCAGGCCTTGCAAATTCTAATGCTTGAGGATCCGGTGAATGCTCGTGCGGCATTAGCTGTGGAGCTTTTGGCTCGTATTCGCTTGTATGCACACGTGCTCCTGTCCATTCTGTAACCATTTCCGTGTAAGGAAATTGTAATCCGCTACGATCAGAAATGAATAATGCAAATTTTCCTTTGGCATAGGCCATATATTAAATCCAAGTATATTTGCCACCTTTTTTAGCAGCGCCCATTGATTGCATAGTTCCAGTAACCTTTCCTTTGGCAATTTTAAAAGATACTCCACCAGATTCTTTTCCTTCACTGGTTGGAGCAATACCTTTAGTAGTAATAGCTCCTGCTTTTATAGCTTTTGGTGCGTCTATCGTTCCTCTATCACTCCAGACACCTGCTTTCTTTCCAGAAGCATCACGGCTATTGGCTGTTGATTTATTCCATAATGGATTGCTCATTTGTCCTCCTTTTTACATTCGCAGTCCTTGCACTCACAACTGTCTCCACAATTGCAATCAGGACCACATTTTTCACATCCCATATTTCCTCCTACGGTATGTAAGCTTGTGCTGGTTTAACCCTAAAAGAGACTCTTTCTCTATTAGTATCTGCAGCACGCTCAAATTCTTCATCATACACCGCTTTTAAATTAGCACTTAACATTGGTGCTCTTTTAATACTTATATAATACGCTAATCCAGCCGTTAGGCAAGGAAGAAACATATAAGGCACATCAACATTATTCTGATAGCCAGCATTAGTGCTGCCCGCATCTTCAATTCTATTGATATAGAAATATTTAAAAACATAGGCCTTATCAGGAGTAGGATAAAGCCAAACTCTCGTATCCTGTTCTGGTCTTCCACTTGTGGCCGTTGTATCATCTGTAATATCACTATAAGTGCTTACACCCGAAATCATAGTAAATTGGGTAGGTCTAGCGGTTCCGGAAGAACCTGTCTGGTTCTTTCTAGTTAGATTCATATATTCTGTTCTGGAAATTTTAGTAATCATAACATCAGTAGTAGAACTACCACCTTCCAAACCTCTATTTACGGGAGTTGAATCCGTTGCATCATATGGAGTGGTAGTAACTGTAGCATCAATTATATCCACAACCTTTTGATCGAGCGCAAAATTATTTGTTCCCGCAGTTAAAGTTTGATACCAATAATCTATGGTCCAAAGATTAAGACCTCTATTGGCCCATTCTGAAAATATAAGATTTAAGGATCGACGGGCTGTCCTAAGATCATAACCCATGCGCACCTCAAGTCCACATCTTTCGAATGCTTCCTCGATGATCTCATCTACGCTAAGATTAAAGGTTCTAGTGCCTGAATAAGCCATTTAACCTCCTAACTCGAAATTGCTACATAATGTTTAAGCCATTCCATTTGAACGTATACAGTATCGCCAGCAGTCCTAGCTGGATTAACAATGCTTACATTTCCATCATATCCAGTAGCTGCCTTATTAGCTACTGTAGGTGTTAAACCCCCAGTGTCACTGAAATCATAACTCCCATATCCATTCAAAATTAAGAAAGGTATTTGAGCAGTGGCATCCCATTGAAATTCTACTGCATCCGCATTAGCGGTCATAAAAACATTAAACCAAACTTTATTTAAAGTTAAGTGACTACATGCTTGATTATTGGCGCTCTTGCCTAATCCTGAAACAGTAATCGTTAAAGTTTGTATAGTAGCGGCGTCGCCAGCTGCAATTGTATAATGGTTAATGAATTTTCTTCCGCCGTCAAAAGTTGTTACTAAAGCCATATTAATTCCC